TACAAGCGCAAAAAGAAGGGCTGATGCACGCTGTCAAGCTGACCAACTCCGAAGCCTTGTTCGATGCCTCCTATACTCCCGAAATAAAGGTGTACGTGGACGGGGTGCTCACGGCCCCGTCTGCGGCCACTCTCTCGCTGTTCAAGCCGGGCGGGGATGAGGAGGTGACGGACAGGGCTTGCACGATCAATGGCACGACCAGTGCCATCACACCCATTACTCCATTCTTGGCGTCCGAACGGGAATCCGATCCGTGGGAGGATTATCGGCTGCTGCTGAAGTACACCATCTCGGGGATCTCCTACCAGGCCAATTTCCTTTTCGACGATTGCGAGACCCCCATTTACTGCTCTGTTATCGACGCCGACCTGATCAAGTTTGCCCCCGAGTTGGCCAGTGACCGCTGGGATGGGCAGACCACATTCACCTCACAGATCGAGCAGGCATTCAGCGACATCAAGCGCAAGTTGAAGGAGCGGGGGCGGAGGGCAAGGCTGATGGTTGACGGGTCACAGATCCACGACCTAATCATCGCTCACGCTCTGGAACTGATTTACTTCGATTTCGCCAAGTCCGACACGGATATTTGGTGGATCAAGTACCTGAAGCAAGCCGAGAAGTTCGCCAGCCAATTTGAGAACCTGCACCTGAAATATGACACGGACGAGGACGGGACGGTTGACGATGCCGTGATCTTCGGCACGGTCAACCTGGTGCGCTGATGAGCGCCACGCGGACGCACGTTGAATCGCTGATGACGGCGATTGAGGCGCTGGGGTACTCGTTATCTGACGATCAGTTTGATTTCGAGGCTGTGCCCAGCTCCAAGATGAACAAGATCTACCGGCTTGAGGTCGGTACGCCTGAAGTCATCGAGGTTAGCGGTAACAGGGTGGAGAAGCGCAAGGGCGTTGATCTGTGGGCGGCATACAGGGTGACGGCAAAGGGCGACCGCAAGGAAGCCTTTCTTGACGTGCTGGATTACCAAGAGAGCATTGAGGACTGCGTGCTGGGGGCCATTACCACCCAGCCGTTGAATATCGACGAAAGCTCTCTGGCCAAGTACGTGGAGAACTACATCATCCTGCACATCGGATTCACCTTCACCATTTGGAGGGATTTGACATGAGCAGATACAAGCGAGGACCGAAGAAGCCCCCGGTGATCGTGGAGGTCGCCCGGGAGCCGAAGGTAAAGAAGGAGCGGCCACTGCCGCCTGAGTTAGTCAGAACATACCACCCGCGCAAGGGGTGGATCATTACGGAGGTCAAGGAATGAGTACCAATAAGCGCGAACGAGGAATCGGCCTGCAGAAGGCCACGACCTGGGGGACGGCCATCGAGCCGAGCACCGGGGACGGCATCTACGTCCTGGAGCATACCCCGCCCAAGGGCGACAGGAACAACGTCACCAACGGAGATGAGTACGATCACGATCTCCCCACTGAGGTCTACCCCATGGATTATCCCGAGCAGACCGGGAGCATGGGCGGGCGGTTCTACTATGAGGGCTGCGAAAGGCTGATGGCCGCGCTGTTCGGCATCTATGGAACGAGCACGCCTGAAAGCGGGGTTGTCCAGCATCTGTTCACCTTTGACCCCATTATCGGGTCGATCTTTTTCACTGTCGCCTGGGATGAGGATGACGAAATCAAGTGCGTGCCGTCGGCCAAGATCAAGAGCGGGCGCATCTGGTTCGACAACGGCCTGCGCTGGGAGATCAATTATGGC